ACAATTGGATCTGTAATAATTATTGATTCAGAATCCTCTTTAACAAGGTTGGCGATTACATCTTCGCCAGACCACATACGAATTAGTTTTACATTCATTTGAATTGACACTCCACCATAATTTCAGTTAACGCTGCCAAAAGATTAATTTCTTGATCTGCGACGAACGCAATCTGGAATTGATATTTTGCAATAATAAGGACAGCAGCAGGTATACTACTATGCTCCAAGGCACCATATAAGCTATCGTAAATACGACGCAATAGCATAGAAGTTTCATTGTCCAAGTTGGAAACAACCCACTTACGAACTTCAGAAAAGTTTTTCTCTTTGAGATTTTTAAGGAGATCATTTACAGCAACATCTGAGAAAGCAGCTAATATACCAGTATCTATCTTACCACCAACTGAATATCTCTGACATTCATTAAGAACTCTTCTCCAATCAGGAAAATGTTTGTTTATCAATTCTACTAAAACTTTTTTATCTGCTTCTACTTTTTCTTTATTTAAAATATATAATAATCTCTGAAAAAATTTTGCTGCTATTTCTTGTTTCTCTTTGCCCTTAATGTTGAACTCAACCACAGCACACCTTGAGTGTAAGGGGTCGAGTATTTTATTCTTGTAGTTGCACGTAAAGATGAATCGGCAATTCCCTGCGAACTCTTCAATAAACGCTCTAAGTAAGAGCTGTACATCGTTCCCTGTGTTATCTGCTTCATCAATGATGATGACCTTGTGCTTCGCCTCCGAAGACAACGATACAGTAGATGCAAAGTTTTTTGCGTTATTTCGTACCGTGTCGAGGAATCTTCCTTCATCGGATCCATTGATGACATAGAAATCTGCTCCCAGTTCGTTGCATAGTGCTTTTGCTACAGTAGTCTTACCTACACCTGGAGGTCCAGCTAGTAACATATTAGGTATTTCTCCTGTATTTAGGAAATCCTTAAATGTCTTTTTTATGCTTTCTGGAAGAATGCAATCTTCAATTGTTTGAGGTCGATATTTTTCGACCCATATAAAATCACTCATAATAAAATTGCAACTTTGCTAATTGCTATGCTCATCAAAAATGCTAACATAATTGCAACATCCCACTGTTTGTTTTGAACATAAAAAGGAATACAAATGATATCAGCAATAATGTGCATTATCGCACCATAAAAGGTTGATACATGTAGTATAACAAAATACGCACAAATAATCAACACCGAACCTGTGATTCTTCCTGCGACTAATAATTTCATTTAAAACCTTTAGGTTGTTTCTTTAGTTTTGGTTTATCAATAACGTGAACAACTGTTCCTTCAAACCAAGGTGAATGACAATTATTCCACCAATATTCTTGAACCTCATCCCATGATTCTACCACAAAAGATTTGTTTTGACAAACAATTCGATAATGATGACGGTCATAAGGTATATCAGAAGTTTGTGAGAAATATCTTGGGTCTTCTTTAGATATTAACTATGTCATTTTCTTTTGCTCTCCATTCTTTTCTCATTTTAACATAAACATCGCTTTTTGCAACAATGTCACGAACCTTTTTGAATACTCTTGCCGACTCTGCGTACTTGCTACTTAAGTTGTCTTCTTCTTGAGGTAAGACTTCTTTAGTTCCTTTTTTGTATTTTCTACCAGAGTTATGATTAGCATATCTTCTGGCACGAGTAAATCCCATTTCTAAAAATTTACGACACATATCCATACCGATGAAATCTCCTTCATCACGATAATCAAGATACATTCCAAAAATACGGTTGGAAGATATTATTGCTTCTCTAGGAGTTTTGAATCTCCAATGATTACAAATAATGTTAGTATAAGGGCGAACCAGTAGAACTCCCTGTTCTCCCCTTCCAATACGATAAAGCTTGCGATTCTTTTCATCTGAAAAGTCAAGTTCTTTGTAATCGAGGTCATAATCAAATTCTTTCATTCATCAATTAAGTTTTCGTTTTCTTTTAATTGCTAAAAAAGATATAATTCCAGCGGTAAGAAATACTACAGAGGCGGATACAATAAGTAGTGTTGGGTCATACAACACTTCTGGTTGAGTTTCCCATGTGCCAGGCAAAGTGTAGACAGATGGATTTGATGCAAAAAACAAAATTAGTCCTCCCATGTAATATCAGGTTCTAGGGCTATATAGTAAGTTAGGTCATACTCAGCAGACTTAAACTGTGACAAAAGTTTACGAGAGATCTTAACTTCATATGTGCCAGGCACAATCTTGATGTTCTCTACCTTGAAATTCATAGAGAACTTCTTGTCAGTTTCACCAACAACAATAGAGAAATCATTAGATGTATCATTCTTACGATCTAATACAACCATCTTAATTTCTTTACCGTCTCCAATCACAGATAGATCTGTCAAGTGGTATACACCAGCAGCTTTAAGTAAGCGATCAAGTTGAGAACTTCTAAGTGTAAACTCTACATCTACAGAAGGCAGTGTGATTGATTTCTCAGGAGGAGAAACTATAACACTTGGGTCTGCAAAGAAATACTTTGATCTTTGTTTTCCTTCTTTAATGTTGAGAAAGCTTTCTCCTGTAAAGTTAAGTTCTGGTTCTTGGAATAATCCAAGTGAGTTTAAGAACTGACTTAAATCATATACTCCAAAGTCTTGTGGAAAGTCTTCATCTATGTTTGCCTCTGCAAGAATGTTCTTCATGACACTTATGGTACGAAGTTGATTACCTTGCTTGAAAAGAATAGATTGATTGATAGAAGCAAAGTTCTTTAGTAGGTTGATAGTTCTATCTGAAAGTTTCATCGGTATTTTAGTTGTTGTCATTAAAAGAGAAATGATGTAGGAGTGTGCAATAGTGAATGGCTTTTAGAATATCTTTTTCATTCTTACCATCTTTTTTGCCGAATCTTGAAAGATATTTGATTGCATTGGATCGGCAAAATGCTTCCGCATCTCCAATACTTTCTATAAGATCTAGGGTTTGATAGTTACCCTTATCACTAGTATAGTGCAATTCGTACGTTTTGGCGATATAATCCTCAGCTTGTTTAAGAATTGCATCTTCCTCATACTTAAATGTTTTGGTTATGTATGGAGGAACTGTATTGTTTCCAAAGTGATGAGCTCTTTGATCGTCTACATCTGCAAGATAATCAGCACCAAAAGGATTTGGTCTATCGGGATCATTACGAGTGTAATCATACCAATACTTTGAGTGTTCTATATCTTCCGATATTTCAGCAGTGTTCCCATAACCTAATGGCTCCTGACCCATCATATAATCAAAGGCTTCGGTATAATCTTCACCATTACATGCTTCCTCATCAGGAACCTCTGGTGGCCATGGTGAACCTGGCGTCCACTCAAATCCACCACTCTTTGCAATCCAATCAAGGTCTTTATCCCTTTTATCTTCAACATCACTCCAAGTTATTTCCTCGAAGTAGTCTCCTTGAATTACTTCTCTCTTGTCACTAAAAGGCTTTCTTCGAGTAACAGTTTTGCCACCATCAGGTGACTCATAGATGTACTTTTCTTTGTCCATAAGAGGATAGTCTTCTTCAAATGTTCCATTCATAATTGAACCAGCGAGACTCCATGCGTTAACCATAAGTAAATAAGAAATCGTGAACTAAACTATCTGCTTGTTCTTTACCAAACTTCCCTGCAAGATATCCTCCTACTGGGTCTAGTTTGGTCATGTAAGCATCAAAGTCTTTGTATTCGCTGGTGTCAGTTCCAGACGGTTTCTCTAATTCTATCATGTCTTTGTACTTTGTCAAGTATTGTTCAAACATATCTAAATGTTCATCAACATCAGCAAAGGTACAATATCTAACAAAGATATTCTCAGAGAAGTGATTACCCATTTCAAAAAACCTATAATCTTGTTCTGCCTTTGGTAATCCAGGCACAGAGAATAAAAACTTTTCTTTTGGGTGTTGAAAGTCAAATACAATAATAACTTTCTTCTCAAAAAATCCCATCAAATCCATACCAAAGCAAGGTAGATTACTGCCTGTCTTAGGATAGATTATAGTATTGTAGATACATGATTTATCACTCCATATATCTACCTCTTCAATTTCGGT